TCTTGATAAATCCGGATCGGGGGAATCGTCGGCGAGCAACCATTGAAGCCCTGAGGCAATGCGGACTGACTCGATGGCGTCAGAGGCGTTGGTGTGAACGGACTGCTTCCAGCCCCGGCAAGGAAGTATGCTTCAAGACCAGTCAGCACCATGAGCCCGCCAGTCACGGCTATCATGAACTGAATGCCGTTTACCTCGACCGACCAAGGCGTACTCTGAATGGCATCGGAATCGATCGTCGGGGTTCGAACGTCGAAATTCGTGAATGCTCCAGGTTGAGACAGGAAAGCCGTATCAGGTTGATTCAGCGTGTAGGCATAGGCGCGACGCTCTTGGAAATACGCCACGACAGCAGGATACGTTCCGGTCTCAGGCCCAACTACCAAGTTCGCCGTTGCGCCCGTTCCATCCCCAGTAATCGTAACCGAATCAGTCGGGAGATACCCCGATCCATTATCTTGGATAATGTACGCTACTATGGCCCCTGCATTGTTGACCGGAACTATAACGGCGCCAGAACCCTGCAAAGTTGTGATCGTAGCTGCTGCATGAGTATACCCACTTCCGCCGGACCCGGGCGTCAATGAAATGATCTGACCTCGAGCAAACGGATTTTTGTGCGTCGGAGGGACCTGAGTAAAATCAGGTACAATATTGCTATCAATGAATTGATCACCATAGGCCGATCCAGCATAGCCATACAACGATCCCGCAACAACCACAGCCGGTGGAATAGCGATGCTAGCTCGATAGATGTTATATTCGTTTACGCCGTTAACCGGATTCCATGTGACCGTGATCGTTCCAGCCGCCGCTTGAATATCAACAGCTCCGGTAATGCCTCCAATTGCAGAAGCTATACTCTCAGTGCCATCGATCGGACTTACTGCTGTCACCTCATAGGAATAAGCAGCTCCAGGTGTTGCCGTTGAACTCGCCGTGATAGCTATCCCAGTCGGCGGTATTACCGATGGTGCGGGCACCGCAGGTGTAAAGACCCAACTCGTGTCTGAAAATCTCGATAGATCAAGCGGAGGATATTCCGTGGCAGTTTGTTGGTTCACACAGCACAGCGACATTACGTCGGCAGACTGTGTGAACTTCAGCCACTTCAAATCCTGCTCGGCATACTGTGTCGTCAACGTGAATATTCGCGCCGCAGTACCTCCTGAAATGTACGCAGGGAATCCCGTCGAATTGATCGGATTGCCGTAGACATCGTTAATCGCAAAGGTCGAGCCTGAAGCGGCAGCTACAACGGTTTGCCCATTGAGTGGTCCCATACCGTTGAGACCAGACAGAAAGAGCCAGTCGCCAGCGTTGATCGTACCAGGCGCATTCCAGATTACATTGAACGTTGCGCCTACGCCGCTTCCGCTAGTTGCTCCTTGAGCAACTGGGTTGCTCGGCAATATTGTGTAACTACCGGGCGTAGAAACAGTCACGGCCTCAGGACCAAAAACTGCTGTATTAAAGGTGGCTCCTGTACCGGGACCAGTCGAAGAAAATTGAGTGAACGTTGCGGAATTAGCTGTGAATATTCCGCCGTTCGATACTGTAATCGTATTGACGCCGACAGTGACAAATATCGTCGGCTGATAGCCAACCGGAAATCCACCGCCAGACATAGCAACAGGATTAGCAGTTGGATTGGCTACATATTCGCCTCCAGTAAACGAATTGATCGATACCACAGAGCCGCCAGAGACGGTGACATTAGCGGTGAACGGTATCCCTGCTCCGGCCGTTCCAGTTAGATTATACGTTCCGTTGGTACCAAACAGGCCGGCGCTTGACAAAGTAGCTGTGACGACCTTTGTAGTAGCAACCGTGACTACAGCTCTCTGAAGGGCCGTGCCGCCGGCCAATGTTATAGATTGTCCAGGCGCGTATCCTGTTCCTGCCGCATTAACGGCCAGACTTGCAATCGCTGTCGTGGTAACATTCAGAACACTCGCCGTGGTGAATGTTCCGCCACTAAGCGTAACCGTATTCCCCGGAGCATAGGACACTGTGACATTGCCATTGTTCGGAGTAGCAGAAGCCGCGTTACCGGTTGCGCTGACAGAAAGCACGGCCGGATTGGCTTGTGTGATGCCAGTAACTATGAATTGGTTCGGCTCAGTGACATACGCGCCATCAAAAATCACGCGCATGTAGAAGTTGCCGAACTCCAGCGCGAGACCTTGATTGATCGAGAATTGGAACGTGATCAGCCGCGGCGGATAAAGACGGCCGGTTTGTTTAGAAAACCCTACGAAGGCTGTGCCAGCGCGGGAATATGCTCCACCTTGGTATGAGACGAAGAAATTGCGCATCGTCGCTGCAGCAGAGTGCATGCGAGCAAGCGCGACGTTTCCGAAAAGCGCTGGGCTTATCTCGCCTGTAACCCATGCACTTTCAATGATCGGCGTTGCCATGGCTCAATTTTCAAAAATTCGAACCATCGGGAAGCATCAAGGAATCATGAGAACCATAACCATATGCGCCGCCATCGCCACCCCAGCCGCCGCCATGGTGATGGCTGCCCCAACCACCGGTCCGACGAGTGCGCATCCAGTCAACGGCGATATCGCTCGACGAAGGGGACGCCTCGTTACCATCGACGACACGAGCTTCTTTGATTTTGGCCTTCGCGATTTCGATATTTTCTTTCCGCATTTGAAGGCCGAACTTCTTGTCCTTCGATAGCGGCACGGCGATGTTGGCAGCAAGCAATGCAACCAGCGCTTCACGAAACAACGAGTCCCACATCGAAGGATAGAAGACCGTCGTCGTATAGATGCACTGAGCATTCTTGACGTTACACAGAATCACGGTGCTTCCGGTCGGGCTCGTGCCCTGCGTCTCCCAGAAGATTTGCCCGGGCTGTGACGGATAGTTCGGATCATTCGCAATCACATACGGAGCTGGGATTAAGCGCTGCCCGACAACAAGCGGCGTCGCTGTCGTCTGGGGAATGCTTCCAGCAGCTAGACCTATACTATTGAATCCACCCTGCAACTGCCCGATATTGCCCGGTAGCACGCCCGGATTTTGGAACGGCTGCCACGGGATAAAACGGATTTTTGCCGCATCAATCGGGTAGGAATATTCGTAAATGAACTTTCCCATCGGGACTAGCGTACCGACGTTTGGAGTTTGCCCGGTGGCATCAGCTATAAGAATAAGAGGAGCTTGCTTGCGGGCCCAGGACCAATTCGCTGCGCGAAGAAGCTGGCGCAAATTTTGACCGTAGGCGCGGAGCAGGACCTGAGCGGGCTTAGTACCCTCCTCAAGGTCGGAGATTGTGAAGTCGACTCCGGCCGCGTCGAGCGCTTGGTTAGCCACATCTTGAGGAAGTGACGACATTCATCATCCCCGTTCCATATCATTCTCGGCCTTCGATTGGCCTTCAGCCGCCGCTTCCATCTTAGCCGCGTCCATGTTTGCGAGAACCGGCGCAAGGCGTCTGCCTAGCGCGTCAGCCAGCTCCTCCGTAAAATCTACTTCCCACGTCTGAGGATTCGTGACTTGCGCAGTATAAACCAACATAGCATTAGGAACATTGCAGACGATAACTTTCTGAGGCGGGTTGAAGTAATTATCATTCGGAGTTTCGAAGATATTCGGCTGCGGATCGAAGTTCATCACGAATAGAGGAACCGGCTTGACCGAGCGAATCTTCAACGCGTCCTGGGGATACTGGTATTCGAACAAATATGGCGGGGGAGGATTAGTGACACCGTTCCATGCGATCGGAGGAAAATACCCACCGGCAGGTGCCTGCTTCAATAGCACAGCGTTGATGTTGCGCTCGGCAAAGCCATAGTCTCCGTTACGGAGCAAGTCATCCCGCGTCTGGCCGTAGATGTCGAGCGCTTGCTTGGCGGCTTCCGAGCCTTCCCAAATTGAGCCAATGCGGTGCTTATACCCGATGCGGCGAAGCGCAAGGTTTATGACATCCTCTGATGTATTGATAACGAAGGCCATCAGTCGCGCCTCGTTTCAGCCAGCGATTCGAATGCGCTTCCGTTTTCCAGAAATGCCTGCGCTACATCCGGCTTCCCAGCCACAGCCATCGCCATCGCGCTAGCCAGCAGCCGAACCACGGCCTGCTGAAACAGCGGGTCCCACAGGCTCTCCGATGGATTGTTGTTGATCACGGCGACGGCGCCTGCTTGGTTCGACCAAATCACCTTGGATTGTACTCCCCCGACGAGGGTATTGCCTACCGTCCAATTGACCGGAATCGGGTTATTCGGATCGGCGATCGGGAAGGCCGGCGCAACCTGATTGACCTCGACCGCGGTCAAGCCTGCGATCGTGGGATAGATGTACTCGAACGCAAAGCCGAGCGGAGCGGCATTTCCGCTGAGGACTAACGGTACTTCATTACGTGAAAAATCCCAGGAAAACTGCCTTGCGACCGCCCGCACAGTGAGCGCGTAAAGCTGCTGTGCTGCTTTGCCAGTGGTCGAATTGTCGAAGGTAGGATAGACGCCGGTCACGAGTGGCTGGTTATCGCCAATGAGGTAGACCGCTTGGTTCACTATGTCCGTTGCGGTCGTCATTGGTCAATCCCTGTCCTGATCGCGCCCGTCCAAAAGTAGATTTATGTCATCCCGGATGTTGGATAAAGCCTTCGCTAGAAATTGATAGGCACGTCTCAACATCCGTTGCCCCAAGTTGAAGATGGCGCGGTACCCGAGACATGAGTTGGCCCCGTAACAAATATGTTATTTCCGCAAATAAACGCCGCGCTGGCGT